CGTGCCTTCTAAGGTTGTTTTAATGAGTTTTAGGCACTTTGATGTAGAATCTAGGGAAATGGACACAGGGGATTGTAGAGACTATATAGACTATATAGTATCTAATGACTCCTATGATGTTTCATAGAAGTAAAATACACTTTATAAGTAAATACACTATTAAAGATACCTTAAATATCTTTTATCATTAAAGATACTTTAAAGAGGAAACCTATGTTAAAAGTTGAAATTGACTATGACAGTGGATTGTCTATATTTGGTGTTGTCTTAAAACAACAGTACCTTGATTTGTCTCCTACTTATGTGGGTTCACCTTTGTTTTCTATGGACAAAGAGGAAAACAAAAGGGAGTATCAACGATACAAAGAAGCCTTTAAGTTGGTAGCTGAATACAATGGTATTAATTTAAGAAAAGGTAAAAAACAATGAATGAATATGGTGCAACAGACAAAGAGGTAGACGATTGGGTTTTCAAAGAGGAAGCCCACTATCACCATACAATTCAAGATGTAGCTGAGTTAATCTCCATCTATGGTTGGCAACAGGTGTTAGCTGACATTCTCGAAGCGGAGGCTAAAACATGATTATGTCTTTGTGTATTTTTGTATTAACTTTGATAAAGGTTAGCTTGAAATGAAAGCAATCATCGAATATGACTTGTTCAACGCACAAGATGCTCACGCATACAAGTGCTCACAGAAGGCCGTAGAAGCCTTTTACACGCTTGAATCGTTGCAAGATAGTATCGAGGTATACATGAGCACAAAAACGACCTCTGAGGCCTGTATAATTGAGTTATACGATACACTATTGCGATGGAAGAAGTCAAACCATGCCAGCTAACATTGCCAAAGGATGGCGTAAACGCAGACCAGTTAAACCACCAGTGAAGGAAAAGAAAGCATGACAACTCGCATAGTAACTGACGCTAACGGTCGCAAACACATTACCAACGAACCGTTGCTACACCCTCCAAAGCGTAATGCGGCTACGCCACGGGAATGGGTTGGTTTAACGGATGGGGAAATTGATATTTTGCATCGTATAAGTATGGATGTTGTTGATACAAAAGGGTGGGGGTTTTTAAACCATGAGCGCTTTGCAAAAAACATTGAAGCCAAACTACGCGAAAAGAATTCGCTTTAAGGAGAAGAACACATGAAAAAGTCAGACGGCGGTAAAGGTAGTTCACCTCGCCCTTTTAGCGTATCTCAGGCTGAGTATGATGCTCGATGGGACGCGATATTCAGCAGAGACTTAAAAGAGGAACCAGAACCAGAGATTGAGGACGAGGAAGAAGATCCTGATGGTGAGGCTTTGAAGTGCCTACGCTGTGGTGGTGTTGATACTATGTATGTAGCACCTAACGGGATGTATCGTGTATGTGACCAATGTGGTCTTGCTGAAAGGATTCTCCATGACGATCCAGACTTCTAATGTCAAAATTGCCTCTAAGTTCCTGAAACACATACCATGTGAAGCCTGTGGTTCCTCAGACGGCAACAGTCTTTACGATGACGGGCATACCTACTGCCATGTGTGTCAGACTTACGATAATGTCGGTACTTATCAAGAAGTACAGACAAAACCATCAACAAAAGAAAGTAAACCAATGACAACTAAAGCTGGTGAGATTAAGGCTATCCCTGATCGAGGGATTACACAGCAGACATGTGAGGCCTACGGTGTACGACAGGATGCTACAAAGCATTACTACCCTTACTTTGACCAAGATGGTAAGGAGGTAGCTGCTAAGGTACGTCATGTTGAACTGAAGAACTTCAATGTTGAAGGTAGCTGGTCACAGGCGGCCTTATTCGGTCAACAACTGTTCGCTAAGGGTGGTAAGTACATCACCCTCTGTGAAGGCGAATTAGACGCTCTAGCGGCCTATCAGATGACAGGTAGCAAGTGGCCTGTGGTGTCTATCCGTAACGGTGCTTCAGCTGCATTGAAGGACTGTAAGGCTAACTACGAATACTTAGATAGCTTTGCGGAGATTGTGATCTGTTTCGACGCAGATGATGCAGGGATTAAGGCTTCCAATGAAGTAGCTGAACTCTTCGGTAGCAAATGTAAGATTGTTAAACACTTAAAGGACTTCAAAGATGCTTGCGACTATCTCCGTAACGGACGAACAACTGAATTTGTTAATCAATGGTGGAGAGCTGAAACTTACGTGCCCGATGGAATTGTGGCAGCGTCTTCCCTATGGTCAACAGTCAATACTCCGGAACCAGCAGCTGAGGCTTTCTATCCATTCAAAGGACTCAACGATCTCCTCTACGGACTCAGAAAAGCAGAACTCATTACTGTCACAGCAGGCTCAGGCTTGGGAAAAAGCCAATTCCTTAGGGAAATATTATTCAACATACTTAAAACAACCAACTGGAACATCGGAGGAATGTTTCTGGAGGAATCAGTACGAAAAACTGCTAGAAGCGTTATGTCTCTCCATGCAAACAAGAAGTTGCACCTGCCAGACACACCAGTGTCAGAACAAGAACTGAAGGAGGCTTTCGATGCTACTCTTGGTACTGACCGTATTTTTCTGTTCGATCATTTCGGCTCCCTTGCTCTTGATAATGTTCTCAATCGTATACGATACATGGCCAAGGCTTGCGATTGTCGTGTCGTTTTCTTGGATCATATTAGCTTGCTTGTCTCTGGTATGGATGGGAATGATGATAGGAAAGCTATTGATGTCTTGATGACTAAGCTACGTACCTTGGTGCAAGAGCTAGAGATTACGCTTATCTGTGTATCTCACTTGAAGCGACCTAACAGCGACAAAGGCCACGAAGATGGTCAGGCAGTCTCTTTGTCTCAACTGCGAGGCTCAGGCGCTATCGCTCAGTTGTCTGATGCAGTGATTACTTTAGAGCGTAACTCTATGAGTCCTGATGCCAATGTACGACATACAACTAAAGTAGCAGTAGCTAAAAATAGATACAACGGTCTTACTGGTCCTGCTTGCTCATTGAAGTATGACTTGGATACTGGTAGAATGTACGAAGTGACTATGGAGGAACTATGACAGAAATGCTCATTGTAGGTAGCACAGGCATTGGTTACGCTGTAGTAGGTGTACTCCAAGGCCTCAAAGGGGAATACAGTAACATGGCTATCTGGCTTGGTTACTCTATTGCACAAGTTGGACTCTTTTTGAATTTAAAGTGATGTAAACATGAATGAACAATACTTTAAACACGAATACATGGGTTTTTACAATCCTTCTATTTGGTGGAAAATCAAAATGTTTTTTCTAGGTGAGAAAATTGAAGAAATTTCTTGGCCTTTAAAAACAACATGGTATGCTTACAAAGGTAAGTTATATCTAACAGAATACAAAAACATGGCCTTTTATGATTAAGACTACACTAGCACCTAACGCACCTTGGTACACTGCTGAAGAGCTTGTGTGGCCTAATGAAGTTATCATCAAGAAGCCCTACGTTCCTAAGAAGATCGAGAAGAGGACACAAAGGGCTAAACCCTCAGAGATTGACAAGAAGTTTGAAGAGTGGTTATTAACTTTGGAGAAGATAAAGTGATTAACGAACACGACATAAAAGATATGTGGGATAAAGAGACTCAGGAAGCCTATCTCAAGTGGGCTAAAGAGTATGGATTACCTTTTGAACCTTGGAATGGACAACCTGCTGTGTCTGCTGCGTGGATAGCCGCTGTGAAGTGGTACAGAGGTAAGCAACATATAACGGATCAAGATTTTAAGGATGACAAATATGCTTGACAACTACGAACGCTTAGTTGGTAGACTCATGGACTTAGAGACTAAGTTCTATGAACTACAAGAGAAGTACCATACACTCATCAATGATTACGAAAAGTTGAAAGAAGAACATGAAACGGATCGCCTTAGACATAGAGACCAACTTGGCACACGATACGATCCATTTGTGCGTAACTCAGGACATTGATAACACAGGGGAAGTAAGAGTATGGAAAGCTCCAAACGGCCTATGGGACTACTTAAAGGACGCTACGTTGATAGTAGCCCACAACGGAATAGGCTTCGACTTCCCGATCTTGAACAGGGTATGGGGGACGAAGATTGGCTTGAAGCAGGGCTACGATACTCTCGTAGTGTCAAGGTTGCTAGAACCGACGAGGGAGAAGGGACACTCTCTAGAGGCATGGGGAAACGAACTAGGAAAGGAAAAGATTGATTATGGAAAAGTATGGTCTTGGATGGTTGGTCGACCTGAAGAATACTCTGGTGAAGCTTTTGATAAACCTATCCCTAATTTGCTTGAGCATTACTGCGTACGTGATGTTGCTGTTCTACGGGATCTTTTTGTGCGTCTTTGTAGTGATCTCGAATCTAAAGGATTTTCTCAAGAGTCTGTTACCCTCGAACACCAAGTAGCAAGTATCATAGCTAAACAGGAACGCAATGGATTCAAACTTGACACAATCTACGCAACTTGCTTACTTGCTGACCTCAAAGGAAAGATGGCAGGAATCTATGAGCAGATGCAGGAGCAGTGGCCTCCCATCACCAAGGAACGATATTCCGAGAAGACAGGAAAAAGACTCAAGGATGAGACAATTACCTTTAATCCAGCAAGCAGACAGCAGATCGGTGAAAAGCTAATTGAGTTAGGATGGAAACCTAAGAAGTTCACACCTACTGGTCAACCGATCGTAGATGAAGCAGTGCTTGTAGCTTTAGACTTCCCTGAAGCTAAGATCATCGCTGAATACTTGATGCTACAGAAACGAGTAGCACAGGTTGAGTCTTGGATGGATGCTGTAGGTAAAGATGGTAGAGTACATGGTAGAGTCATTACTAATGGTGCTGTGACAGGTCGTATGACCCATAGCAGCCCTAACATGGCTCAGATCCCTAACTCTGGTTCTCCATATGGAAAGGAATGTAGACAATGTTGGACGGTAGAAGATGGTAACGTACTTGTTGGTTGTGACGCTAGCGGCCTTGAGTTACGTATGTTGGCTCATTACATGAAGGATGAAAATTATGTCAAGACAGTCACCGAGGGAAGCTCTAAGGACGGCACAGATGTGCATACGATCAACCAACGTGCAGCCGGTTTGGAAACGAGGGATCAAGCGAAGACCTTCATATATGCGTTCCTCTACGGGGCGGGGCCGGAGAAGATCGGATCCATCGTCGGGGGTTCTCGTGTTCAGGGTCAGCGCCTCATCGATAGATTTCTTAAAGGGACTCCCGCACTCCAACGTCTACGTGATCTCGTCCAACGGTATGCGGAGAAAGGCTATGTACCGGGCCTCGATGGTCGCAAAATTTGGGTACGTAGTGAACATGCGGCACTCAATAGCCTTCTTCAGGGCGCAGGGGCTATCGTTATGAAGAAAGCGTTAGTTATCTTCAATGATAAGATCACTAGGAATAAGTGGGATGTTAAGTTCGTAGCAAATGTCCACGATGAATTTCAATTTGAGTGCTCAGAGGAGATAGCGGACACAGCGGGCAAAGCAGCTAGACAATCAATCGTTGAGGCTGGTTTGTCGTATAATCTAAGATGTCCTCTTGATGGGGAATACAAAATAGGAAGGAATTGGCGTGAAACTCACTAAAGGCAGTGATGCAATAAAACAACAGATCTTGCTAAACATTAGTGATGATTCGTTTATAATTCACCACACAGACACGATGGATATTTTAGATGTATACTTGGTATTGGTTGCTGCCATAGAATACATTGAAGAAGAAGCAACCGGACTTGCAAAACATGAAGGGAAATACTTGCAATGACGTTAAACCTTGAACCAAATGAAGTACAATTCTTGTTACAAGTACTAGGGGAGCTGCCAACTAAGACAGGCGCTTTCGTACTCGTACAGAAAATAGAGGGGCAAGCACAAGCCCAACAAACCAACCAGCCCGGTAGCGGCGTACAACCTAATGAAGGAAATTGAAATGAGTGATTTGAAACCAGCAAAAATCAACGGTGAGTTGTTCTGGACTAAGTGGATGAATAACCTGAACACTAAGTTCAACGAGGCTAACGACAAGTACGAATGTACCATCGGTAACATCTCAGACAACGATGCAGCTAAGTTGACTGCTTTAGGTATCAAGGTCAAGAACAAAGACTCTATGGGCAACTACATTGTCTGTAAGTCTAAGTATGCCTTCAAGCCTATCGGTGAAGACATGAAAGAGATTGCAGTTGAGGACTTGGGTAACGGTTCTAAGGTTGTTGCTGTTGTTAGCTCATACGAACACAAGATGAGCAAGATGCACGGTAAAGCACCATCGTTGAAGAACTTCATGGTCACGCAAGTGGTCACCTATGTCCCAGAGTCAGAAGAAAGTCTCTGATAAGGAAGTAAGACCCTCTGTGGCCTTAATCGACGCTGACATCATTTGTTATCGTGTTGGTTTTGCCTCAGAGGATGTCGATGAAGCTCTTTGTCTTGCTCGTGTAACTGAACTACTCCATGACATTGTTTACCTTGATCTCAAGTGTGATGACTACAAAGCGTACATCACTGGTAGAGGTAACTTTAGATACGATATTGCAGTTACTGAGCCATACAAAGGGAATCGTAAGGATGCTAAGAGGCCAGTGCATTACGAAGCTATCAGGAACCATCTCCAGCGCCTTGGTGCAGAACTGGTTGAAGGACAAGAAGCTGATGATGCAGTGGCTATCGAAGCAAGTACTAACGGAGGCTGGATTGTCTCCATTGACAAAGACCTAGATCAAGTTGAAGGTTGGCATTACAACTTCGTAAAGAAGGAAGAGTATTACATCGAAGAGTTTGAAGGACTCAAGAACTTTTACTCTCAGATCCTCACAGGGGATCGTATTGACAACATCATTGGCTTGAAAGGCATAGGGCCAGTTAAGGCTGCAAAGATCTTAGCTGATTGTAAGACTGAACGGGAGATGTACGATGCTTGTGTTAAAGCTTATGATGGTAATATTGAACGAGTCACAGAGAACGGATCACTTCTATGGCTAAGAAGAACACCCAACCAGACTTGGTATCCTCCGTTCCCAGTTACTTTGAACTCGGAGGATTCGAGTGGCGAGTCATCGGATCAGACGACCTCACAGAGCTAGGTAAGTGTGATTGTCACTCTCAGACCATTACAATCCGTAACGGAATGAGTGAGCAGACAACACTACAAACCTTCTACCATGAGTTAGTTCACGCTATTATGTTCACAATGGGTCACATGACTCACGATGAACAGTTCACAGATGCCTTCGGTGTCTTTCTCCACCAGTTTCACAAGACAGGCCAATGGTAACTAGAAAAGTAATGTCCAAACGAGCAGTGGCTCTAAAGCATGGATTCAGATCAGGGTTAGAGGAAGAGACTTCAAAGTTCTTGACTGATAACGGTGCTAAGTTCACGTACGAGGAGATGAAGATCAAATACCTTCAACCTGCTACTGAACGACAGTACACCCCTGACTTCGTGCTTGAGAATGGTATCATCATCGAGACAAAGGGTAGGTTCCTAGTTGCTGATCGTAAGAAGCATTTGTTGATTAAGAGACAACATCCTCATTTAGATATTCGTTTCGTGTTCTCTAACAGTAAACAGAAACTAAATAAGGCGTCAAGAACAACATACGCTGATTGGTGTATCAAGAATGGGTTCCAGTATGCAGACAAAGAAGTTCCTGTACACTGGATTAAAGAACGTAGAAAGCGAGTAAGCGATGGAAGTAAAATTGATTCGTGAGAACCCTGACGGTAGTGCAGACTTCAGCTTTGATATGACCGACAAGGAAAAGGAAGCTCTTCTTTGTCTAGGTATCCTGACAGGTATCAAGCGTGGTATCGAAGAAGGGAAGTTGTACATGACAGAGGAACAAACTGATGGCAACGAAGATAGTAGTACACTATAAGCCTCCACCGTTCAAGCCTGATTGGATGGATGGTTGTCTTAAACTGTACGTGGTAGATCATCCTAGACTTGGGTGTAGGCTGATTACAACGACGAAGGTGGTTAAAGAGTATCCTAACGGAGTCTTTGAGACAGAGTATGCTGTTTACCACCCGATTGATGGAGACTTCAATGACACTTGATGATTACTTTCATGAAATAAACAAGGAGAAACAAGATATGGCTATTTTTGATGGTTGGGATTTGGGAGCAGATGAACCTATGACCAAAGTTTATTTTTCAATCACTACACCTGCGGTAGAACACTATCCTGAGCATACCCATACCTTGGATATTGCTTGGACAGACGGTGCTCGTTGGTATGACATTCTGTGGGAAGTTATGGGTGTCTTGGAGGCTTCTTACGGTTACGACATCAAAGAGAAGGTGTTCTTTAAGATGCACGAGTTTAACATTGAGGCTGAAGAAACACACGGTAATCCTGACATAGTTAAACAAATGTTCACTAAGGACTTGACATAACATGAGGATCTTAGTCGTTCCTGATACCCAGTGCAAAGAGGGAGTTCCAATGGAGCACCTCTCTTGGGCTGGTAAAGCTATCTGTGAGTACAAGCCTGATGTAGTTGTTCACTTGGGCGACCATGCTGACATGCCTAGCCTATCTAGCCACGATGTTAAAGGTAGTAAATACTTTGAAGGTTTACGCTACCAGAAAGACATCGAGGCAGCTAAGTTGGGTATGTCTATGCTGCTACAGCCTCTTCGTGACCTCCAGAAGACACAGAAAGACACCAAACACAAGGTCTACAAGCCTCGTATGGTGTTGACACTTGGTAACCATGAGAACCGTATTGATAGGGCTGTTAACAACAATCCTATGCTTGAAGGCTTAATCTCTATTGAGGACTTGGAATATGACAAAGATTGGGAAGTACACGCTTTTCTGCATCCAGTTTTTATTAATGGGGTTGGCTTCAATCATTATTGGCCTGTTGGGGCTATGGGCAGACCTGCTGCCTCCCCTGCTGCTATTATCTCTAAGCTTCATATGTCTTGCGTGGCTGGACACCAACAAGGAAAACAGGTCGCTTATGGTAAACGCGCTGATGGTAAGCCTATCTCTGCTATCGTGGTTGGTAGTTATTATCTTCACGATGAGTCTTACATGGATCAGCTCTCCAACCGTCACTGGCGTGGCTTGCTTGTCATGAACGAAGTAAATGACGGACACTTTGACGAGCTATTCTTGTCGATTGAATACTTGGAGCGTAAATATGGACAAACCACTGCCGCAGACGCTAAAACTGTCAGTTGAGGAGTATATGGAAACCTTAAAGATTGAAGAAGAAAACGTAGCAATGCGTTTGTCAGGGGACGGTATCTATTTGAGAGGCTTAAACGGAACAACCGCTGAGGACTTGTACAACGTAATAAGTAAACCAAAGCATTACATGCTGTTTGATACAGACGCTGTGACAGGTTTTGCTTACATGCACAAGGGTATTGAGGTACGAGATGTAATTAAAGAATTAGTAGATAAGTGTTATACAGAGAACATTCCTGAAAATGCTTCACTGTTCATCTCAGATTATGTACAACTTTTGCAGTACATTATGAGATTCATGGACAAAAATGGGGTAGAAGACCTCAAAAAAGCCCGTTGGTATCTTGACAAAATGATCGAGGCGTATTAAAATGCGTGCCCTCCAAAATTTAACAACAACAAGGACAATCAAACAATGAGTAAAATGACCCCCTACCAGACCTATATTGCCAAGTCACGCTACAGCCGTTATTTGGACGATAAAGGTCGTCGTGAGCACTGGAATGAGACAGTGGCTCGTTACTTCGACTTCATGGAAAAGCACCTGAAGAAGAATAACAACTACACCTTGACACCTGAGCTGCGTAACCGCCTTGAGACAGCAGTGGCTAACTTGGACGTTATGCCCAGCATGAGATCAATTATGACTGCTGGTGAGGCTCTAGAGCGCCAGAACATCGCTGGTTACAACTGTAGCTATCTCCCTATTGACGACCCCAAAGCCTTCGATGAGGCTATGTATATCCTCCTGTGTGGTACAGGTGTAGGCTTTAGCGTGGAGCAGAAATATGTCAACAAACTCCCTGAGATTCCTGAAAAGCTTTATGAGTCTAATACTGTGGTTCACGTTAAAGACTCCAAAGAAGGATGGGCAAAGGCCCTACGACAAGTTCTTGCTCTCCTATGGGCAGGTGAAGTGCCTAAATGGGATGTCTCAGCGGTACGTCCAGCGGGTACAAGACTTAAAACATTTGGTGGAAGAGCGTCAGGCCCGGAACCTCTCGTTGACCTTTTCAAATATGCTGTTGGGAAGTTCAAAGGGGCTACTGGTCGTAAGTTGTCAACCCTTGAGTGCCATGACCTTCTATGTAAAATCGGGGAAGTTGTTGTCGTCGGAGGTGTTCGTCGCTCTGCTATGATTAGCTTGTCTGACTTAGGTGATGATCGTATGGCACACGCTAAGGCAGGTAATTGGTGGGACGGTCAAGGCCAACGAGCACTGGCTAACAACTCAGCGGTCTACGAGGTTAAGCCTGATGTAGGTCAGTTTATGCGTGAATGGAGCAATATCTATGAAAGTCATTCAGGGGAGCGTGGAATCTTTAACCGCTATGCTTCGGAACTTCAGGCGGCTAAGAATGGTCGTCGTGTACTCGATAAAGAATGGGGCACTAACCCTTGTAGTGAAATTATCCTCCGTCCTTACCAATTCTGCAACCTCTCTTCAGTTATTGTTCGTGCGGATGATGATGTGGAGTCTCTTAAAGAAAAAGTCGCTATTGCGACAATCTTGGGAACCTTCCAATCGACGATGACCAACTTCCCATATCTTCGTAAGATTTGGCAGACTAACACTGAAGATGAACGCTTGTTGGGTGTCTCAATGACAGGTATCTTGGATAACCCGTTGTTGAACTCAGCTAACGACCTTGACTTACCTAAACGCTTGGAGGCTCTCCGTGATGTCGCTATTTCTACAAACGCTGAGTTTGCTAGTAGTCTTGGTATTCCTCAGTCTGCTGCTATCACCTGTGTCAAGCCAGAGGGAACGGTTTCTCAGCTTACTGGCACAGCTTCTGGTATTCATCCTCAGCATAGTGCTTATTTTATTCGTCGTGTTCGTAGCGATAACAAAGATCCTCTTACTAACTTCTTGAAGAACTCAGGGTTTCCGTCTGAGCCTTGTGTTATGAAGCCTGACTCTACGACAGTGTTTTCTTTCCCAATGAAGGTTGAGAAAGGCGCAGTGTTGAGGGAAGATTTGTCTGCTATTGAGCATTTGCGTCTATGGTTGATTTTCCAACGTCATTGGTGTGAACATAAACCATCAGTGACTATCTCTGTTAACGAGAATGAGTGGCCTGCTGTTGGCGCGTGGACATGGGAGCATTTTGATGAGGTTACTGGCGTATCGTTCTTGCCTATGGATGGCGGTACTTATCGACAGGCTCCCTATGAGTCTATCGACGAAGCAACACACAATACGCTTGTTATGGAAATGCCTTCATCTATTGATTGGGAAGCGATGAGCGAGAACACAGACAATGTGGAAGGTGCTCAAATGCTCTCCTGCACTGCTGGCGCTTGTGAAATTGCCTTCTAAGGTAATGATCCTTATGCGGGTGATCGAGATGGTCACCTGCTTCCACATTATTGCTAACACATGGAGGCACTGGTAATATATGATAGTAGACTTTAGCTGGTCAGGTGGTCTAGTCTTTGGCTTGAATCACACTGAGGAGGCTGTTGTAGAGACTGAGGAAGATGTGTATGAGTTTGCTAACGCAGTTCTTCTACATCTAGGATTCTTTACAATAGCGTTTATCTTTGTTCTAGGAGATTAGAAGACAATAAAAAAGGCCCCTTGTGAGGGCCTTCTTAGTTTCTACAGCGGCTTTTATTAAGCCTTCTTGTACTCTTCTTCAGTCAGGATACCGGGTTTGTATTTGTTATCAGGCTTGAAGATAGTCAGTTCTTGTTGACGCATAGCAGGGTCAAAGCTGATGTGCATCCAACGACCAAACTCATGGATCATCTGGTCAAACTTGATACCTGCCTTCTTGACTTCCATGCACAGTTGGTAAGGAGTCAGTTTAGAGCTAGAGACATCAATAGCCCAACCATCCATGTGAGAAGACTTAGCAGAGCCTCCAACAGCAATGTTGACAGCTGGTAGACGTAGCCAAGAGTTAATGCGTAGAGGGCCTGTAACAGCTCTCAGTTGCTCCAAACACTTAGCTGCTGTCTTCATGTTCTCCAGTTGGAGTGTAGAAGGCTGGTTGTCAATACCATTACGGATAGCTGTCTCAGAGTAAGTGGCTTCCTCTAGTGAAAAATGTTCGCTCAGTTGCATTTATTTCTTTCCTCCCATGATTTTCTCTGCTGTACGGCCACCAAAGTAGGCCAACATAATTAACTGTCCCCACTCACCTAAGAGCTTGACATAAGATTCATTTACACTGATGTTAAAAGCTGACATCATTGCAAACAAGAAGTAAGCACCCAATATAGCCACAAGGGTCATAGGTCGGATGTTCTTAGACAACCAAGAGTCAGAAGACATATCAGCCTTCCAACGATCAGTTACGTTCTGTTGCTCGACCTCAAAGGCCTTGGTGTCTATTTCCTTGAGCTTAAGAGCAAGTTCAGGGTTAGACTCAAGGGCCTTAGTGACCTCAGTAACTGAAGCAGGGACACCTAACTTATCAGCTATAGCTTTGACAGCCATACCCCCTAGAGGGCCTCCTACGGCTGTTGCAAGGGCTGGAGCAGCCCCTTTGAGGATATTAAGAAGGCTGTCCATCTTGAGGCTTGTCAGCAGGTGGGTTTGCACCCTTACGACCAGAGATAGCACCCATAGCGCCTACGCCCATGAATGCAATAGCTTTGAGGATCTCAAGGAACACAGCATCAATAGGAGCTAAGTCACCTGTTTGCTCTTCAAAGCCGATGAGCCACAAGACACCAAAGGCAATAACCAACACCATAACTGTGATTGAACGAACAACAAAAGACCAAGTTCTGATCTCAATCTCGTCCGCTGTCATCGGTGGTTTGTCCATCCATTTTTGAATTAGTTCTTTCATGGTACTTCTTTTTCTCCCTTTGTTCTAGTTGTTGAAGTGTTTTGTCTACCCTAGCGTTTAAGACTAGGTTATCTATGTAGATGAATGCTGTGAGTGGTAATGCGATGAAGCTAACTGAGGCAAAGAAGACCATTCCCCAAAAGTAGATCTTTGCATCGTAGTTCGATATATTTGCCATGAGGATAACCAGAAAATAATTATTAGACCTAAGATTACCCAATGAGGAACACAGCGGTCAACACGATCATTGTCAGCCTTGATCTTGTCTATCCTACGTTGCTTCTCGTTCCTTCTATCACGTTCCCTTGTCTTCTTTTGTTCGTCTAAGATCTTAGAGTACATTGACTTATAGCGACTGTACAGAGGCCCTAGCTGTGGAGGAGCTTCGTTCATAAGCTCTACTAATTCCCTACCACACTTGACTAGCTTTGTCTCAATCGAGATAAGCTCCAAGGCCCCAATGTTGTTGTCTCCATACGAAGAACTAAACACCTTACGCTCTAAGTCTTCCTTGTAAGCTACCAAATAAGCCTGAGCCTTGAAGAAGTCCCCTACGTGCTTGATGAACTGATCTACAATTGCATCCTCATCGGGGATGTACTCTATGTACTCGTCCTTCTTATTAGCAGTTGGTTTTGTCTCAACTGACTTAACAGCAGGCTCACTAGATGAGCTACCGCCTCCTGAGAACAAACTTGTAAGCCATCCAAAGAAGCCAGAGACTTCCTTGACAATGGCTTTAGCGTCCTCTACACCCTTTTTAATCCTTTGGATCTCTGCTTTGCCCTCGTTAAGCATCTCGCAACAAGAGCGTATGCCCTTGAGCGCACTGCCAAGCATGAGCATTGCAGAGATTGGATCCACACTTTACTGTCCCGGTTCTGGAGGGAGAAGACCGCCTGTTAGAAGACCACGATAAGCTAGGTTGGTTTGAGGTGCTCTAGCTGCCCCTGAAGCGATAGTACGTGAAGCTTGTTCTGCTGCTTGTCTACGCAACTGAGCTTGGAGTTTGTCAGCCAAGAAACCACCACCTGCAACGCCAGCAGCCAAAGCAGGATTACCAGCGGCAATACCAGCAGTACCGATTAAAGCAATACCGGGACGCTCAGGGTTGAAACGTGCTAAGAACGACAGCAGAGGATCAAGACTTCCACCTTTGGCAACAGACTTGATTAGGTTTTGCTCATTGTCCGAGAACAGACGCATCTTGTCTTTATTCGCTGCAAGGTTGATAAACCCACGACGGATAAGCTCACTCTCTGAGGCTTTAGGGTCAAGAGCACGGGCTTCAGCAACGTTCAGAGCATCTTCCAAGATAGAAGACCTAGAAGCATTACGCCAATCCTTACGTGCATTGACAACATTCTTCACTGCATCATCCAAGCCTGCCTTACCTGCAATAATGTCACGACCTGAAAGATTAGAGATGTAGTTGTCTACTTGGTCTACAGCCACTTTACCTAAACGTTGAACGTCAGCATCTTTACTTGACTTCAAATCGTTCAACATACCACGCATCTTCTCAAGTTCAGTAAAAGACACACGGGTTGTACCGATCATCTTTGTAATCTGGTCAAGACGGGCATTAACTTCTTTTGCTTGGTCGGTTCCCTGCACCATACGAGCATCATCCAGCTTTGTACGGATGTCGCTAACCATGTTCAAGGCGCTTTGAGGTTTCAATGTAACGCCAGCTTCGTCCATAGAGTTATAGGCACGAGAAGCACGTTGCTTAACCTGTTGCATTGTGTACAACTGTGGCTTTTCACCTGCAATCGCACCTGCTGCACGACCTGTAGCACCTGCTGCCAAAGCTCCTAGACCGATACCTGCCAATGTAGCTGCTGCATCGCTACCTGTAAGTTCTTTAACTGCTTCAGCACTTGCTTGGCCTGTAACACCAGCTGCACCTGCTGCGGGAATCTGTCTAACCAAGTCAGCAGCCAAAGCAGGAACTTTAGGAGCAGCAGCAGCCATTCCAGCGGTAGACGCCATAGCCTGAGTACCTGCCTGAACAGCTCGTTCAACACCTGTCTCTGGTGTAGGTAAACCAGCTTGTGTCAGCATTCTGCTTTGAGCTTCAGCGACAGAAGGAACACGACCTTCTAGACCAAGAAGATTAGCACCTACGTTAGCTGCGCTACGTCCAAACTCAAGGGCCGCAGTAGCTGGTGCAGTAAATGCCTCATAAGCTGCACGTCCTGTCAAACCTACTTGTCTGCCTATCTCACCCAACATAGATCGTTGTTGTTGCTGAGGAGCCTGAGCAGCCTGTTGTTGTTGTGGGGCAGACTTACCTAGATGTGTCTCAATCTTGGCAATAGCCTGTTCCTTGCTCAACCCATCGGGAAGATCAAAATACTGACCTTCGTATTGGTATACTGGCATGTCTTTCCTTATTTCAAAACGATTGGGTTTTCCATTGTCCCTTGTGGACGTTGTTCCTGTCCTGTAAAGTATGGGTCAACACCTTGTGATTTACGACGAGATTCCAATCGTGATTTAGTACGCTCTTGTGCTTTAGCAAGAGAATCGTTGTATCGTTTCAAAGCTTGCAAAGTAGCTTCGCTGTCATTACGACCATAAGCTGCAATCAAAGCCTGAGCGAAACGTAACACGTCCTTATCTGTTTGAACACCTTTTTCAGCACTGACCTGCAAGTTAACAGCGGTATCCACAGCTGATTTAAGACCTTCGTAGGCACGGCTTTCAGGAGTAGAGTTACCCGCTAAGTTCTGAGCTGCGTACTGGAGGTTCTTAACAGGGCCAAGTTCCAACTTACGTACACCTTTTTCATTAGGTGTCAAAGAAGAGATAGCTGGTTGTAAGGCTTGTTGTTGTGCAGTGTATGTGTCGATTGTCTCAAGATCCTTGCTCTCGTCTTTCTGAAGACTTGCAGGAAGCGCTTTAGGCTGACTTGTCTTCAAAGCAGCGGTTAACTGCGCCAATTGCGTACGTCCTTCTTGCATCATTTGTGCAATCTGTAATTGAGTTGCTCCACGCTCACGGGCCATATCAATATTAGCTTGAATACGCTCTCTGGCAATCTGAAGTTGTGTATCTCTTGTAGCTTGTTTTTCTTCAAAATTAGAACGCAACTCAGTAGCTCGTTGAGCAGCAGCAGCAGCGCCTTGCAAGTCACCTGCTTTTTGAAGATCTTGAGTGTACTTAGACCAGCCTTCAAAAGATGTTAAATCTTTACCTTGAGCAAGTTGGTTACGTAAAGACAACAACTGTAATTGTGGATCGTTAGCGCCAAGAGCACGAGCACCTACATCAACAGCGCCACGGAAACCTTGACCAATATTGTAAACAGCTCTTTGTTCAGGGGAAAGTTTAGCAAGCTCTAACTGGTTAGTCGCAAGTTGTTGATCCCTTGATAGTTGATATTGCTCAGGTGTTGTAAACAAACCTAAAATAGAATCTTGTTGTGTAGCCATCTTTTATTCCCACCAATTAGAACCAGTTAAACCTGCATAGTCTTCCCATGAAGCCCCAGTTGAACCTCCAAAGGTAGACTCAGGGAATACATCGGAACCTACTGTCCAAGCAGGTGTATTGCCTCCAAAGGTTAAACCTTTATTCATGTTATAAATACCACCCAATAAACCAGTGCCGATACCTGATTCTAGATTAACACCGCCAAGTGAAGGACTAGATCCGATAGAAGTCAAAGCCTCTGCGAGAGGGTTCAATCTGTAAGAAGGTGTCAAGTAAGCTTCAGCAGCTGCTAGGTCGCCTCTCAATCCAAGAGTTCCTGCCTGAGCGCCAGAAGCGGCTTGGAGTTTAGCAAGTTCGTTAGCCAAAGTCAATGGTTGTTGACCTGCTTGTTCCACAGCACCTTGAGCACCAAAGCCAGCAGCGAATGGAGAATAAGCCTGACCTGCAAGTTGTTGACCAAACTGAATCTGTTGTTGAGCTGCTTGGTCTGCACCTGCTGCGATCTGACGCTGTTGGTTAGCCAAAGCATTGTAGTAAGCAGCCATCTCAGGGTTAGTAGCAGCCAAACCACCAGCCTCTGTAGCGCCTGTAGCTAGACCACCACGGCCTGTCTGGAACAGACGGTTACGGATACCTGCCAAAGCTTGTTCTTGTTGAGGAGCAACCAAAGCAGTTTGTTGTTGTACGTAACGCTGACGCACAGCTTCAGGAGACTCACCAAGGTATTGACCAGCCAAGTTCTGTACTTGCTGTCCTTGCATCAAACCCTGACCTGTCATGTCAGCCAAAGACTGTTGATAACCAGCAGCTAATGGAGACAAAGAGTAATCAGCTTTAAGACCACCAGTAGCAGGGTCAATAGAGTAAGCTGAAGTACCGAAGCGAGTAGTTGTACCTACAGGACGGAACTGAGCCATTTGTGCAGCGGAAGCGCCTGATTGTCTAGCTAAGTCAGCAGCCTTTGCAGCAGCTTCTTGTGAAGTCTGCGCTTGCATAATACCACCAGTGCCTTGAATAAGCTTAGGTAGCAACGAAGCGAACAAACCACCGTAGTTAATACCTTGCTGTTGAGGTTGTGCAGCATTGATAATGATAGGAGAACCGCCGCCAGTGAAATACCCCGGAGTTCCTGTAGCACTGCCGCCACCTCCGCCTGTAACCCCACCTAGAGCAGATCCGATCAAAGGAGCGTAATTACCAGTAGCTAAACCTGTGATAGCTCCAACAGGGTTTGCAGCTACGCCAGATAAAGCATTACCTGCAATATCACCTACTCCTCCTACCACGTCACTTATAGCATTTGTGATACCACTAAAAAATCCCATGTTATTCTTCCTTATTTATTAGTATGTACCACAGTCAATGGTATAAGAACCGCTAAGAGTGCCTGACAAAGCAGCATCAGCAGCATCAGCCTTAGAGTTAACAGCTGTAGCGATAGCTTCCAATTCAGCAGTCACTTCAGTGCCTTTAACTAATTTAGATGGATTACCCGTAGCCAAGGCATCCTTAGCTGCAAAATCCGTTGCAATAGTGTAATTACTCATATTAGATTGTCCGTCCTAATTTACAGAATACATCCATCTTCTGGACGCTTAACTCAAAACTGATGTCTACCTCAATACCAAACTGGAAGACAGTACCACTACCTGAACCTTGAATACGTTGGTTATCAAAGACAACACCAGCTGTCCACTGAGCTATACCCCATTCAGCAATGTTGTACTCAGATATTGATCTAGAACCCATAGTGATGTTTCTAGTCTGGTATGCAGGGCTGTAATCGAAGGCATACTTAACGATAACGTCAGCTTGATTACCACCGATAAGGGTAAAGCCTAACTTCTTCAAGATCTTAATTGCCTGAGCTTGTCCCAAGTCAAACCAGTTAGAGTAGTAAGCCATACGATAGGTAGCTGTACGGTCTAGGTTACCAGTGTAGTATCCTACGTAGCTTGTGAAGCCCATGAGGACTTCTTTGGCTCTGTTGGAGAACAAAGCTTTAGGAACTAGACTCCACGTTGTAGCCCTTGCAGCACCGTTGGGGAGAACAGCCCTTGTATCAAAGCAATATGTTCTACCCTTAGTAGGGAATGTGATAAGGTAGAAAGCGTTGCTGTCCGAGTATACAGACTTGATATTAGCCAAAGTTTCAGCATTAAGATCCTCAACTAAGTCATCACGCACATTGGCGCTAATGTCACGGAAAGGAGCACTCTTCTCTTGGATAGTACGTGAGAGACTACGTACACCACTGTCAGACAAGAAGATAACGTCAGTGCCTGTCAAAGCAACAGAGTCACGAGCACAACAGCCAATACCAGATACTGTGTCTGATAAAGTCATAGCAGCAGGATCGTAAGCGTCTTTGTACACTAGGATCTGACGACGACCAAAGACATACAGGAAGCCGTTGTGGGCAGCTAGAGCAGTAATCTCATCTGCACCGTTAGGCCACACCTCAGAGACATCCAAAGTACCTGAAGTACCTGTTGACAAGACATGACCAGCAAGGAGGTCGCTAAATTGTACTGTACTCTTAGTTGTAGTATTACCACCACTCCAGATACGACCAAAGGCACTGATAGCCACATTATTCTGTTCAGCTGTGCCTAAGTAACCTGTCTTTTCTGAGACTCTACGGAAGGTAGTTGTAGACACAGCAGGATCAAACACTAGGGGGTCATAACCACCTTGATACAAGTAAAGGACTCCATTCAAAGGGGCCATTTGCCAGTTGTTAGAAGTGATTGTAGGGGCTGTACCGCCACCACCGTATGTCAATGTAGTGAGTGTACTACCTGAGAGTCTAAACAGCTTGTTGTTACCTGCACAGATAGTATAGCTAGTACCGTCGTTAGCGATAAGCTCACCGATGGCTTGGATAGGGTTGCTACCTAAGTCAGTGCTAGTGGTGTTCTTAGCCAACCAACCTTTACGAGCACCGATACGACCAAACTTATCAATCACACAGTTATTAGCAATCGTGGCAAACCCTGACTCAAGAGTTACAGAACTATCTTGAGTATTGATCCCCTTAAAACCGGGGGCTGCAATGGATGATCCTACGAGTTGTTCAGCCATAGTTAGGGTGCAGTCCAGTTCATCTCTTCAGAGTAACGATTACGCTCAATAGCAACTTCGTTAGCCAAAGCAAGTTTGTACATGGTGTAAGCTTCTGATGAAAAGTTACCACCGTCTTCACCACGTTCAGCGATAGCCTTGGAGTAAGCCAACAAAGCTACCAAGTGAGCAGGAACCAAGATACGGGTTGTGTTTGTAGACAGTTCAGCTTGTGGGACAACCAAGTTAAAACGGATTGTGAACACACCTGAAGGACGTTGATACAAGTCAACCTGAGTGTCTCCGCTGGAGTCCACACCGTTGAAGTTGTAGTACATAGGAGATCCACGATCAGTATCTGCTGTGAACAGGAACTGTTGTGTCATCCAGTTTGTAGGTGCGTTCTGGAGCACAGTGTTGCTTGTGTCGTTAACAACGTCAATCACACGGAAGCGAGTACCTGCACCTGTCAAAGTGTAGTTGTATGTGCCAGCAACTGTGCTCACTGTGACAGTAGAAGACAGAGCGTTCCACTCAGTAGCATCCTCAACTTCACGCTTGGCATCGTTAACCAAGACACCAATCATAGAGGAGTAAGGGGTGTCATCCACGCTCTGCACTGTAGGTTCACGTAGCCTACGGAGTACATTATTAACTGTATCTAAATACGTAGCCATAGTTTATAGGCCCTCTTTCTTTTCAACTTCAAAGGTGCAGATATAAGACATAGTGCTGCCAGCTTCTGAAGTCATGGTAATGTAGTCTCCTGCCTCCAAGACCATGTAAGCTCCACCATCCAGCTTAAAGTAGTTCTTAGAGCTAAGGCCGTAATCGCTCAAGATAAAGATATTAGTGTTAGCACTATAATCATGCCATGTAACAGTAATATTCTTGGTAGACCCTGTACCGTTCAACAAGTACATCAAGTTCCACTTAGCGTAGTAGCCAGTTGGAACTGTGTAGATTGTTGTGGCAGTGGCAGCAGTTAAGTTACCGCCTTGGGTAATTGATCTCATTTAGCTTTCTTAGCCTTGTTCTTAGCTGTACGCTGTCCACGCATGGGAGCAGGGCGTGGCATGTTAGCCTCTGACAGGGCAATAGCGATGGCCTGCT